CGGGGGGGGAATCGCGCGGAGGGCGCGGCGCGAATTGCCCCTCGGTGTCCCCACCACCCTGCGCCAGCTTCTCGTAGTTGTTGGCGACCGCAATCCGGTACGCGGTGTCGGGATTCATGTAGCGCCCGGCCTTCTGCTCTTCCGTGCGGATGCGCTTCATCTCGGCAAAGAGCGCGTCGGCGTGCGGGTACTTGGTCCCGTCGCGCAGCATGTGGAGGGACTGGATCTCGTCCGCCTGCTGCTGGATGAGCGCCAGCACCTCGGAGGCAGCTTGCCCCAGGTACGCCTGGAGGAAGGGGACGATCAGGTCGCCGTTCTGGTCGATCTCCGTGTCGGCCAGGCCGGCGGCGGCGATCTGCTGGCGGATGTGCGGCGGGATGACGTAGCGCTTGCCAGGCGGCAGCTGTTGGGGCTGCTGCGGCGGCGGCTGCCTGAGCGCGGTGAGCGTCTCTTCCATCACCTGCGCGCGGGCATTCGCGGCAGCGAGATCGCGCTCGGCGCGCTGGAGCGCTGCGCCCAGATCCTCGGTCGGCTGTCCCTCGGGTGGTGCGTTGATTCCTTCAGTAGCCATCTTGCTAGCCCTCGAATGTATGGACTGCGGGGTCGTAGGTGCGCTCAGCTTCTTCCTTTGCGGTCTCCGAGGCCAGCAGCTGGGCGTACTGGAGAATCATCTGGGGGCCACCGTGTAGCAGAAGCGAGAGCTGCTGAATAGCGCCCCACCTAGCTTCCAGCGTCTCGCCATCTTTCAATGGGGTAGCGAGCAAGGCTTCGCGCTGGGCTTCGATGCCGGCGCGGAGTCCGAGCCAGATGTCGGAGACCTGGATGGCACGGAGCTGCGCCTGGGCGGCGTCCCCGAAGAGCGGATGCTCGGGCTCGGGGACGGGGGGCTCGGTGACGCCTCGACGGATCATTGCCTTAGTAGAGGCCGCCCATGGGGGGTGGAGGCATGCCGCCACCGGGTGGGAGGCCGCCACCGGGGAGGCCACGACCGCGCTGCATGGCGGCGATCTTCCGGCGCGTCTTCGCCAGCACCGGGCGCTGGCCGATCGCCATGCCGGCACCGGGCGGCGGGGTGCGGCGCGCCTTCGGCTTCTGGGGCGGCTTCGAGCCCCCGAGGTTGGTGCGCGCCTTCCCTGGAGGTGGAACGCGCGTCTGGCCATCGGAGAGGATCGCGGAGGGGGGCGGTTTGCCTTTTGCCATTACTGGATATTCCCTCTAGGGAGACGCCTTTCTATATCTCCCTCGTTGGCGGTCTGCGGCGGTCGGCCAGGGGGCTCGGGCATCACGTTTCTAGAAGGCGTGACTGGGCCGCCGGGTGAGCCTGCGCCATTACCGGGTGGGGCTCCGCCGGGACCGCCACCCTGGCCGACCATCTGGTTCCCGGCTTGCATCCCAGCCATCAGCTGCTGCATCGCCTGCTGCATCTCCTGCTGCTGCTGCGCCTGCTGCTTCATCGCGAAGGAGGCGGCGTGGCGCTGGATGTGCTGGATCAGCTGCTGCTGCACGTCAGGCGGGAGCGACTGCCCCTCGGTCTGGAGGAATTGGTTGTGGACGTGGGCGTGTGCCATGTCGTCGTCCAGCGGAGAGACGGTGACCTCTTCGCCTCGGCCGACCTGGAACAGCTCGTTCTCGATGGTCGCGTCCACCGCCCGCGTCGGGGTGATGTCCTTGATGATCTGCTGCGCCTCGCGGTCCCCGAAGCCGGTGGCCCAGATCTCGCGCAGGAGGTATTTCCAGTCGATGCGGGCGTTGTCCTGGGCAAGAAAGTCTGGGGGGATGCGAGCGAGGATTTGGATGAAATTGAGCATCTGCTGGGTGCGGACGTTCTGGTTGAAGCTGAACGTGGAGCCCTGCCACTCCCAGAGGTAGTTGCCGATCAGACTGTCGCGGGTGACGGTGGTGTCTACGATCTGGCCGCCGTCCGTGCCGGTGACCCGCAGCGTCTGGTCGCGATCGAGACACTGCTGGTTCAGCATGAACATCCAGTCGAGGGACTCGTTCATCACCCCCTGCTCGATGTTCTCCACCACGTCGCGGACCTGGAGCAGGGCTTCCCCAGACAGGATCGACATGCCGGTGGCCGTCTGTACCGCCCTGCCCCGTGCCCGGCCGCTCGTCTGGAGGCCGGCACCTCCGAAGGGAGCGACGTTGGTCACGTCATTCATCATCGCCACCAGGAAATTGATGACCTGGATGCCGGCCATCGCGGAGTCCTTGGGCGGCTCGATGAATTGCACGTTCGACCGTGGGTCTCGGATGAGCCAGCGCGCGGCGGGAGCCATGCGGATCGAGTCGGGAAACTGCACCGCGTTGGCGTCCATCGCGACGATGGGATTCAACGCGAAGACCAGGCCATCGCCGGTCTGGTTCGCGGTATCATTCATGAAATACTGAAAGTGATCCAGCAGGAAGCAGACGCCATAGCCCCAAAACTCGTTCTGCATCTCCGCGAATTTCGCGGCGAGATAGGGCGGGCGCTGCTTCCACCAGGGATTCTGCCGCACCTGAACGACGGTGTCGTCGCCGCACACCCAGATCTGCCACCACTGCGGCACGTCGGCGGGCGGGTAGGTGTCGGTGTCGTCGGTGGACGGGTCGGCTCCCGAGGCGTCGATCGAGCCGTACCAAGAAATCTTGGTGAAGTCGATGGGCCGCTTCGGGTCGTCGCGCTGCTTGTCCGCCCGCGAGGTGAGGCCACGCGCCTGGAGGCGGATCATCTCGGCCTGGAATTTGTCGGCCGCCTGGCTCGATCCGGTGCGCCCCCCGCTCTTCTGCGAGCTGCCCTCGGCGCGCAGCTTCTTGACGCCCTGCCAATTCTCCACCTGGTTCCCCAGCTCGGGGCGATCGGGGTCGATGGGCGTGTCCGCCATCAGCTCCAGGGTGTCGTAGTTGACCAGCATGTCCTCGAAGAGCAGCTCGCACTCCCAGGGCTGCTGCGGCGTGTAGGGGTAGACGTAGAAGAGGAAGGGGTCGATCACGCGCATCGTCGGGCCGAGGTACTGCACCGACTTGAGCATCATCTCTTCGACCTTCGGCTGCCCGGTCTCCGGGTCCAAGATAGCTTGTAAAGTAGGAACCTCCCGTTCCTCGTGCTTCCAGCCCATCTCGATCAGCCCGGTGCCGAAGGTGCAGAGGTTGCGGAGGAAGCCGGGGAAGATGGACGTGATCTTGATCTGCTGGCGGAGCTGCTTCATCAGCAGCTCGTGGACGATGACGCCCCTATCTTGCAAGCTGGTTGAGTCAGGGGTGTTCTTGAACCACTTGCCCGAGTCGGGGAAGAGATCGGCGCGCAGCTTCTGCACCCAGTTTTCGATGATGCGGTGGCCGGTGGGGAGGTACATGCGGAGGCGACCGTGGTAGCTCTGCTCGGTGCCACGCAGCGCCCAGAGGTTGTAGTAGCGCAGCCACTGGGGGCGGATCAGGTTGTTCTTCTCCGCGCGCACCTGCATGACCAGGGCGCGGAGGTTCTTGTCGAACCAGTTGCGGACTGATACCTTGCTAGCGAGGTTGGGAGCGAGGACGATCTGGTTTGCCATGGCTAGCGGAATTGCATGACGTGGAGCTGGCCGAAGAGGCTACCGACCGAGGGGATCGAGGCGGCGCTGGTGTAGTTGGAGACGAAGGCGGTCAGGTTCCAGCGCGGGTCGGTGGGGGCTGGCGGGTGCGCGATCCGCGTCAGCGTGAGCGGGATATTGGTGAAGCCGGCCTTCGTCATGGTGTAGGAGAGAGAGCGCGATTGGACGAGCACGTCTCCGGGGGGCGTGCCGTGGGTCAGCTGGATGTTGAAGGTGACCGAGCTGGACTGGCCGGCGGTCGGATCGGTGTTGAGGCCGATCTGCATGGTGACCTGGCCGAAGATGAGGTCCCAGCGCGCCGGGTCCTCGGTCGCGTCGGTGGCAACCATGGCGAGCGGCCCGGTCGTCGGGCCGGGTGTCCCCATCGTCAGCGTGACGGGGGAGCCAGGGTTGCCGATCCACACGCCGCGCACGGCAGCATTGGGAGCCAACGAGGCACCAGGAATGCTATCAGCGGCAAAGGTGGGCGTGGTGTCGGTGACGACCAGGTCCGCGATCGTCGCGGTGCTCTGCACCTGGAGAGTCTGCGTGACGAGGCTCGCGAAGCTCCCACTGGCGGCGTCGAGCGCGCCGGCGATGTGCGCGTTGCCGGTGACATCGAGATCGCCCTGCACCTGGAGATTGCCGGGGATGATCGTCGCGACGGCGAGCGCGCCCAGCGCGGCGTCGATCTTCTCCCAATTCGCATTCTCGGCCGCGTCCGTGCCGAGGGCGAGATGGAGCTTAGGCGTCAGCAGCTGCTGCACCATTGCCTGCCTCGGGCGCGGGCGCGGGCGTCTCGCGCATCAGGTCTTCGAGCGCCAGGATGGCTCCCTCCAGCTGGTTGGTTCCAGCCTTCGCGAGATCGAGGGCGCGCTCCAGCTCGGCCACCCGGCCCTTCTGGGTCGCCAGCTGCGTGCGGTAGGTTTCGAGCTTGGTGGTGATGTCCATCATGCCATCTTCGCCTTCCAGGCATCGCGGCATTCCAGCGAGCAGCACTCCAGCACGACCATCTCGTCGTCCTGCGTGACGGTAGGCAGATTCGAGGTCTGCGGGGAGGGGCCGGCGATGTAGCGCGCGTGCGTGATCTGGATGCGCGGCCACCCGGCCGGATCGTCGGTCGTCTTCTGACACATGGTGCAGGTGTATGTCATACTAGCAAACCTCTAAGACGTGCAGGTTACTGACATCGGAACACGCACCGCAGACCGCGCTGGTGCCGCTGCGGATGACGATGCGGAGATCGTAGGTCCAGGTGCCCGCGCCGGGCCAGTCCATGAAGAAGGCCCACGGGTAGGGCGTGATGACCGAGCCGCCGACGCGGGAGGCGTACTGCCGCTGCTGGACGCCGTTGCGGTAGAGGCCCACCAGGATATTCGCGCCACCAGACGAGCCGAGCTGGGTGTAGGTCAGGTTGAGCGCGCCCGAGATGAAGACGATGCCACCACGGCAGACGATCGCCGGGAAGGTGACCACCGCGCCACTCCAGGTGTCATAGGTGGAGAAGGAGAAGGTCGTGTTGGTGTTGGCAGCCTGGACCTGGCTTGAGGTCGCGGTGACGTTCAGCTTGCCGGTGATGGTGAGGTTGCCCGCGTTGTCGAGCGTGAGCAGGTTGCCGTAGCCGCCACCGCTCGGCTGCCGCCCGATGACGAAATTGTCGTTGGTCGGGTTGAGCGTCATCTGCCAGGCGGCCTTGGTCGTGTCGTCCACCGATCCGGTGTACGGATCGCGATTGCACCCGAGCGAGATCCACGACGCGGCGGCTCCCGCGTTGGCCGCGAGGACGCGCGCCTTCGCCGTGGTGGTCCCACCCAGGACGATCTGCGCCCGCGTTGCCGGATCACCCGGAAGCGTGAGCATGCCGAGATTGTCGAGGGTGAGCAGGGCAACCTCCGCCCCGGCCGGCGGAGCACGGTAGATGGTACAGTTATCTTGGTTGGATGTAGGGCGCAGCACCATGCGCCAGGTCGATTGCGCCGTGTCATCGAAGGTGCCCGCCGCGTTGCGGTTGATCTGGAGGCTGACGGCGTCGCCGCTCGTAGGGGCAGTGATGCGCCCCTTCACCGTGCGCGAGCCGACGATGAGCGGATCGCCCGTCCCGGCGGCCGGGATGGTGAGATTGCCCGTCGCGTCGAGCGTCATCAGCTGCGCGAAGGTGGGGGCGACCGAGGTCGCAGGGGCGCGCAAGACGGCAAAGTGATCGCCAGCAGTGCCTGCACCCGCCAGGCGGACGAGCCAGGAGGGGTCGCCGGTCGAGTCGGTGGTGGAGAAGGCCGGGCCGGCGGTGTTGAGCGAGAGGAAGGCGGTGGCGTAGGCGTCTGCCACCAGGCCACCCGCGACGCGACCCTTCACGGTGCGAGCGCCCCACTGCATGGCCACGCCAGCAGACTGACTCACTAGAATCTTATTTGGATCTCTAGGAGTCAGGATGTTGCCGCTGAAGATGGTGCGCCAGGTCGGATCGGAGACCCGCACCCACTGCTGGTTGTTGGCGACCGTGCCGCACGCCATGAGCGTGACCGATTCGTTCGGCGCGATGGTGATGAAGGCGTTGACGCCGTCGATAAAGTCGGCACCGTTCGGCAGGATGGTCGCGATGTTGACGTTCTGGAGATCCACGCGGGTGAGCCGGAAGAGCTTGCCCGAGAGGTTGGTGTTGAACGGGGGGAGGGTCAGGGTGACGTTGCCGAAGAAGCAGTTGATGAGGCTGTCCTGGTTCGCGGTGGTGAGAGTGGCATTAGCTGTATAGAGAGTTTGCGTGCCGAGCGAGCCATCCGAGGCACCCGGTACGATGGCCGCCCAGCTGGCGTCGTAGTCGGT